CGTCGGCGTCAGCGGCTCATCGAGAGAGGAAGACTGCGCTGATTTCTCCGCACCCTGCCCGCCGATAAAAAGTCTTTTGGCCGAAGCAAGCCATCCGATATTATCGACCGGCCCGGAACCGATGGAGCGATAAATCGAACTCGAATCGCCGATTGTCGAACCGTCGAGCGTGTCGGCAAAACTCTCGAACGCGTCGGACACCGAACCGATGATCTTGTCCCGGCCCGCCCACCACAGCCGTCCCTCATGCAGAGCAACGGAAGACGGAAAGCCGCGATACGGAGACCATGCGCCTTCGGACCAAATCTGGCTTGGCGTGGTGCCGCCGAAAGGTGAAAGAACGGTTGCAAGCGCCGTCGTGCTATTCGTGACGGAAGTGATGCGCGCCGTGCCTTCAATGCTTCCCGACGCGGCGGTGAGCGTCAAATCGACCGAGCCGGACGTGTAATCGCCGGTCTTGATGACAAGACGATAATAGACGATCTGGTTGTCCAGCCCGTCATTGATGTTCGCCGCAGTTCCATTCGTCGTGAATCTCAAAGAGAGGTTCGGAACATCTGTCCATGAGCCGGGCTCTCCAAAGGATTGCTGAAGAGTGACGGTTGCAGACCATGTGCCCGCGCGGGTAATGCTGAAAACGCGCGACGCACCTATTTTTGAAATGCGAATATAGCCTGTCTCCTGCCCCTCATCGGCCAACGTTGCCTGAATCGATTGCCCGATAGATGAAATGCGGAACAAGGCCCCGACATGCCCGGAGCGGAACAAAGCCCTCGATGCCGTCAGCGTAATATCGCCATTGAGCGCGCTTGGAGAAAGACGAGTCGTGCTGATGTTTTCTCCCAGATACGGCCCATTTTCAGGACGATAGGTCACGACTGACCATGAGCGTGTTGCTCGCCGTTCGATCAGTCTTTGTTGAAACCCGTTACAGGCGACAAAGATCACGTCGGCGGATTGATCGTACCTCACATAATCCAGATTCGCGGCGAGCCACGGCGTCGGCAATTCCATGACGCCCGCCGCCTCGACGGCAACACTATCGACCAGCGATTCATAGCTTTTGAGGCTGGAGAACTGGATATAGAAATTACCCGCCGGGGTGAAGGCGAGAGAATGCGTGCCGGACTTCAAGGCGGTTTCGGCGATATATTCATCCGAACCGGAGGAAACGCCGACCCGCACCGTGACGGGTCCATTGTTGATGACGATACGCAGAGCATGCTCGACGCCGATGTTTCCACCCGAACACGTCACTTGCTGCGTGCGGATCGCGGCGTTAAGTCCGGTTCCGATCAGCGACATGTAGCCGCCGGTTTTCCACGCTGAAGTCGCCCCGGTTTCGTCGCCGTCGGTCCAGCCGGTGAGGTCGCTGTTGAACGTGCCGTTCGACACAGCCGAAGTGACCGAGGGCCGTGTCACCAGCGTTTCGCCAACCCTGACGCGCATGACGGAATCCGTCAGCTCAAGAATGGCGGTGTCGTTGATCGCATAGACGAAAGGGATATGCCGGGCGGCGAGATTAGATTTTGTGCTTCCGATATATTGAAACCCGGGACGCAGCATCATGGAGCCGAGAACGCGGGGCATCCAATTCGTCTGCGTCTCTGCCGAGAGTTGCATCCGCGCCAGATCGGTACGCGCCAATCCGAACCGGGAAACAATCCCGCGATTGAAGGCGAGAAACGCGGTGTTGCTCTTAGCCAAGGAGCGTACCCCTTGATCCTCGGCTCAAACGCCTGCCTCCGGCCATGCGCGCCGAAGACCAGCGCCCCGGGGGCGGAAACATGGTCCCCTCGTCCATCGCGTCTTTCGACCGCGCGAAGATCAGTGCCTCCTTCAAATCCTTGTCGATCTTCTGCTGCTTCGTCTGGCTCTGCGTGATCGTCTCGCAAGCCTCCGAAGCCAGATAAAGCTCGACGCATTTGACGAAACTCTCGGGCCAGAGCGAGAGGTCATTGCCGTAGCCCGCCGCATCGGACACGAAGCGGACATAGATCGTTTCGAGATCGGCGTACCAAAACCCGGCCTCGTCGCGGTAATCGTTCAGGGGTGAGCGAAAATATTCATCCGAACAAAGGCCGCAGGTCCGAACCCAATCCGTCGGCTTGTCGAAGGCGCGGCGATAGCCAAAAGAGGGCTCGACGGAGGGGGAATACTGCGCCAGCGCGGTTCGCATGGCGAAGTTCCATTGCCCCCGCTCAAGGCAAGCCCTGACCGCGCCACCGTCCCAGATGTCATCGAGCGTCCGGCGCGGCAAACGGTCTTCCGAGAGAGAGGCAAGTTTCCTCTCCCCCAAGGCCCGGAGCGCGCCGTTATAGAGCGAGAGGCGGTCTGTCACTCAGGCCGCCAACGAGCGGGCGTTGAGAGCGAGCCATTTCAGTCCGTCTTCCTTGGTGACAAAGCCGCCTTGCAGAATAGTCTTTTCGTCCGTGACGCGGATCACGGCGAATTTGTGCATCATGCCTTTCCACGTCACGCGGAAATCATCGGACAGCGGCTTGGCATCCTCGACCGCGAATTCCATCTTGAACAGAAGCGCGACCATGGCGGCGAGACGCGAGGCGGAGCGCACAAAGAGGGTTGCGGTCCATGCGCCGTCTTCCGCATCGACTTCGATCCGGTCGCCGGGGCGCAGCTTGCTCGCAATGTTCGCCCAGTAGTCGGGACCAAGCACCGTCTCGATGGACGTGCCGGCTTCCGGGATAACGCGCCAGACATTGCGGTCGCTCTCCGCCAGCTTGAAGCGCGAGGGGTGAATGCGCCGCTGGGATTTGACCCGCACTACAGCAGGCTCGATCTTCTCGACAGTTTCGGTTTCCGACATGGATATCCTCGTTTGTGGAACGGAAACGGGCGAGCCCTTGCGAGAGCCCGCCCGTCCATTCGTTGAGACGCCGTCCTGTTAAGCGAGAACGGCTGCGTTGATGGAGGCCGCGCCCGCCGAAACAGCGGAAACAGCGTGGATCGTGGTGACATAGCCGGTCGTGTAGACGACGATGACGATGTCACCCAGCTTGAGGCCGAGGTCCGTGGCGTTGGTGAAATAGCCAGCGCCCTCGACCGTGGTTCTTGCGTCAGCCGAGGTATAGACCCACAGAGCGGGACCGCCGCCGACGCCGGGAATGACGCACTTCGGAGGAATCGTGGTTGCGTAGGACATTCAGCCCTCCTTACGACAGAGCAAACGCCGAGCCGTCATGCTTCATCTGCACGATGCCGGTGTTCTGCAAAAGCTTGGAACCCATGTAGACCGACGCGCGAGCCCAGGAATAATCCTGCTCCTCGTCATAGCCGACGGGCGACTGAAGACCCTTCGTGTCCACCGCATGGCCGACGGCGTTGCGATGGAAGAGATAGCACTTCTCCGTCGAGGTCTGAGCGCCCGTGAGATTGGGATGCTCGATCCAGTTCACACCGTACCAGCGAAGCATCTTGCGCGTCGCGCCGGAGAACATGGTCACATCGACATATTCCTTGGAGGCGAACTCCTTGGTCTGCATCAGATAGGCCATGAAGCCCGGCGAGACGACGCCGAACACGTTGTCGGCCTCTTCGGTCGGCACTTCGGCATAACCGAGCGCGGCCTTGGCCTTGGCGACCATGGCAAGGCTCGCCGTGGCGGAATTGCCGGTATCGATCGTCGCCGTATCGAGCTGGGCGATGATGTCGCTGTCGATCTTGCGGTTGATGACCGCCATCGTCGTCATCTGCATGATGGCGCGCTGGTTGCCCTGCGAGGCGAAGACGTTGAATCCGGTCTTGCGAACCAGATCGTGCCATTCCGCGAGCGTCGCGGAGAGCTGGTTGTTGTCGTCGGCGCGGGCCGGGATCAGGCCGTTGACGCCGCGCGTGACGGCGGAAGCGCCGCCAGAGCCCGCCACAAGGAACGTCGCGGTGTTGCCCTTGATGACGGCTTCATTGACGCAAACCGTCGAGAGAAGCGAACGGCGCTCCTCGAAAGCCGCGATGAACTCGTCGCGGTACTGTGTTTGAAAGGCCGTTTCAGCCATGACAAATCTCCATCGAAAACGGGAAAAGGATTCCGCTGCGATGGGGTGTCCGGCTGGATGCGTCGGCGGGGTGCCCGGAAGAACCGGGGCCGCCCTTGGCATCGGCAGGGGCCGCGCTTTGGGCTATTGGTCCTGAGAAATGGGAGCCGCTAGGCGGGGTGTCCTATTTCAAATCAGGATTAGGAAAATCTACTCTCTTGACTTCTTGAAATCAAGCCGCGTTGTTCTTCTTGTCGAAACGCTCCTTGATCGTAATCAATTCGCGATACCGGGCCTGATGCTTTTCGGCGTTCGGACCCTTCCAGTATTCGCTGGTCCGGTTGCCCATCATGGCTTTCAGCCCGTCGATTTCTTCGGTCAGACCCTTGGCCTTGTCGCCGGTATTGTCCATGACCGAAGCAAGCGGATTGGCCTCGCGGGCAAGATCGGCAAGCCAGCGCGCCGCAACAGGATCAGCGCCGAGCGGGCGGCCATCGGAGAGACGCGCGAAGGCGAGACGCTGACCGAGCCCTTCAGGAAGAGAACCGAGGAAGCTTTCGATCTGATTGAGATTGCGCCGGTAATCAGGCCCCCATTCGGCCCGCAAGGCGCTTTCCGTCTCTTCCTTGAAGTCGGCATCCTGTTCGGCCTGCTGGGCCTGCATCACGTCTTGCGCCTTGTAATAAGCCGAAAGGACGTTCTTCACGACGGCGGGCGAGGCGTCGGCCTCATGTGCCGCCTTCAGCACCTCATCGACGATGGGCTTGTCCGCTTCACCGATCACAAGGCCGTTCGGAAGCGAGGTGTCGTATTTGTCCGGCGTCTCAGGAATACCGTTCGCCTTGCGCCATTCCGTCAATTGTTCCGGCGTGGCCTTCTCAGGCTTGGCGGTCTTCAACTCGCCCGAACTGATCTTCTGCTGCGCCGCAAGGAGCGCTTCCGCCACGGCCTTGGGCGACTGATACCGCTCGAAGCGCTTCAGGATTTTTTCATCGCCGCCCGCGAGTTTCGCGCGCCAGTCTTCCGGCCAGTCTGCGGGCACAACGGCGGTCTTGTCGTCAACCGCCTGCTTGCCGTCACCGGTCAGAAGCGATGCCACTTCCGGTTTCGTGCCCGCCGTCTCTACCGTCTTATCGGTGACGAGGGTATCGACCGGATCGGTCGCGCTCGTGTCGATATTCGTGTCGGTCATTCCTGGTCCTTCTTGAGTTTGGAGAGAGGAAGTCCGCAGAGCTTCACGACCTGAAGCCCCACCCAGCGCTTGCCCTCGGCAAAGCTGGTATCCCTGTCTCCTGTTGGCCGATAGGACGGCTCATAGGTTTCACATGCCAGATAGACGAGCCACTTCAAGGCCCTGATCTGTTGATCCGGCGTTGCCTCGCCGCGCTGAAGCGCCTGAAACGCTCCGGCGTCCGCAAGCTCATAAGGCGTCGGACCCCATACGGTTCTGGGTGGGAGAACGGGTTTTTCTCTCGCCATCTCAGGCCGCTTCCATCGCGTTCAAAGCCTGACCTGCCTTGCCTGCCTGTTCGGCAACCTGCCCCATACCCATGGCGTCCTGTCCCATCTGCTGGGCGTCCTGCGCTTGCTGAAGCTGCTGGCGTTGGGCCATCGCATCTTCTTCCGGCACGATCCATTCCGCAGGCGTGTCGCCTTGCAGCACGTCGCGGAAAGCGGCGTGAACATCGACATTGACCGCCGTGGTGGGATCGAGCGACATGGCGATACCGAGCTTGTCGCGAAGTTCCATGAACTTCTGCGTCTTCGCGCGGTCCTGCGCTTCAAGCAGCGGGCTCTCGAAGCGAAACTGAATCTCCTGCCCTTGAAGCGATTGCGGAATATCGCTGCGCTGACCGAAAGCCCCGGCCCGCATCAAACGGTCAAACGTCATGTCGCAGAGCTGGCCGTTATATTCCGGCACCGTGGGGCCGAAGAGCGGATTGGCGACGCGGATAAATTCCTGAATGCGCTGGCTTACCTCGTAAGCCGTCATCTTTCCGTCGGCGGACGGCGGGAGATTGAGCTTGTTGAGGAAAAAGGCTTGCGCGATCATCTCGCGGATGTCCTGCTGCATCTCAAGTCCGAGCGGGATACCTGACTTGTCCTGCGTCAGGGGACGAAGAGCCTCGCCAAGTTTCTCGTCATATTCCGCATCGACCTGTGTGATGCCTCCGGCGAACAAGTTGTAATCCGAGCGGATCGCCTCACCCACCGCGACCATCGGCGGATCGACGGCTTTCTCACCGGCCTCAAGCAGAACCAACGTGATCGCCTGAATGAGCCTTGCATCGGGAAGAGCCGCAATCGTCGCCGGGCTATGAGCGTATTGGGAACCGGAAACAGTCTGCCAGCGCGGGATGACATAGATCGTATCGAAGACGCCGATTTCTTCGAGGATTTCACCGTTCGCAACGTCGATATAGACCGAAACAAAAGGCGTTTTCCATGCCTTGCCGCCAGTGGGTTCGGAATAGCGGGCGGAAGGCACAACGGCGTGACGGCATTCGATCTTGGTATAAGGCTCGCGTGTAGCCAGTTCGCGAAGTTTGGAACTTGCCGTCTTCGGAAACCTGTTGACGACCTCAATCGCCGTCGGCTTCCATTTGCGGTGGATCGTATCCACCATGCCGTCGAGACCTTCGCACCACGCCACGTCGCGAAGATGCCAGCAGCGATAGAGAAGCCTGTCCGCGTCCTGATTAAGCTCGACCGAGATGCAAGTCTGACCGAAAGCGGAGTAATCCTGATCGCCCTCGCTGGTCGCGCGCATGAATTGCGACTTGCGATCCGACATGGCGCGACGCTGAACCTTGGTGGAATGCTCAAGCCAGCGTTGGGCCTGAATATCACCCTCCACCCTATCGTCCCGCGTCACGCCGACCTTGAACCAGTCGCCGGTGCGAAGCATGGAAGAAAAGGTATTGCCGAGCTCGCGCCGGGCAAGGATCGGATAGCTCGTCGTCAGGTTCGAGGCGAAATCCGTCCCGAGGCTACGCGAGACGGTGAAGTCGGCGCGTTCGGGATAGAAGTTCTCCGCGATTTCCTGCCAAAGCGAAAGAATGGGTTGCCGCTCTTCAAACAGGCGGTTTCCCTGCTTGATAAGCTCTTCCGCGCGAGATTTCATCTAGATCAGCCGAGCGTCGGGGCGCTGTAGTCGCCGCCACTGGATCCGCTCAGCAGCGTGGACGAGCGGCCCGAGCCGCCCGCTGCCTTCGCGGCGGCGCGCTTCTTCGCGGCAAGAACGGCGGGGTCGTTTGCATCGGCCATCGGCGTTGCTGCGGCAACCGTCGGTGTTTCCACCTTCTCCTTGAAAATCAGGTTCATGGGATCCAGCGACCTCTTGATGAAAGTTCCCATCAACGTCTCCTTTTGGCGTTTGAATGGCCGAGATTGACCTTGGGCTTCTGGCCCTGACCGTATTTGGCGCGGCGCATCGCCTTCTCGCCCTCGGCAAGAGCCATGATGACTGCATCGCCCTTGTCCGGGGATCGTCCGATGCGCTTGCGAATGTCTTCCTTGGGCTCGACCAGAATGCCTTGGCCGGTCAGCTTCCAGTGATACGAGGCCAGATCGGCCTTCAGTTCGGGATCGGGCGGCAGAGCAATGACCGAACCGCCCTCTTGCTCCGGGTCCAAAGCCTCGCGAAACCTCCACGTCGCTTCGGCGCGGAGATTGGCGAAGCTCAGCTTGCCGTCCCGCGTCTTCTGCGTGGAGCGATTGACGCCGTTGAAGGCGAGTGAGGCTATGCCGTTTTCCTTCAACCGGCTCAGTGCCTCGCCGCCCCAGCCGCCGCCAAGGTCAACCACCACAGGGCAGTTGTCCCGGCGCTTCTGGACCACAAGGCCCGCAATCGCGTTGCCGTCGTGATCCGGCTGTTTCCAGACCGCAAGCGGCGCGTACCAGCCGCCGTAGCGCCACGCGAGAACGTTGTTATCGAGCCCGCCCGGCGCAACATCGACGCCCATGGCGGTCATCTGGACGCCCGGAGGTATCTGCGAAGTCCATCGCAAATTCGCGGCTTCGATCCATGCCGTCGGGATGACCTGAAAATCCGCATCTCTCAACCCCACCGTGAAATCACCGTCGCGATAGGCACGACGAAGTTCCTCGGGCAGAGCGGCTAGAACAGAATCGTAATTCGTCGCGGCGAGGTCAGGATTGTCGGACAGCGCGGATGGAATGAATGTGCGCGACCGGGCTATGACCGGGTTAGGTTCGCCGGGGATCACATGCGGGCCTCGCCCGTCAACCTCCATATCGACGCCGTTGATCGTCGTGAACCAACGCAATTCCCCGGGCTTTGCCGGGTTGGGATGCGACGGATCGAGCCAAGGAGCCCAATAGCGGAACACCCACAGGCCTTCGGGAGAGGTCGGGGGGTTGCCCGCCGCCACAACGCGACATCGCCGCTTCAAATCGGCGGAACGGTTCCACGCATTGATGAAACGGAATTGCGTCTCGGTGAAATCGCTGACCTCATCCCAGCCGATCAGATCGTGAGGAAAGCCCTTGTGTTTCTGTTTGTCATCTTCAAGCTGAACACCGCCCGTCTCGATGGTTCTCCCATCGGGAAGTGTCCATGTCGAACGCTGGCCGTTCCATCCGTCCTTGTTGCCGATGATTTCCTGAAGCCGTATCGGAAGCTTCTCGGCTTCCTTGTTCGTCCGGCGCAGAATAAGCGAACGCTTGTGCTCATTGAGTGCGAGGCCAAGCATGAGGTCCGTCTTGCCGCCACCGGCTTGACCGCCGTAGAACGTCTCATCGGCATCGGTGTAATACCCATCCGTCTGCGGGCCCGGATTTGGAACCCATTGCATCCCCCTTGTCGCGGCCAGAGCATCTTTTGCCAGAGCGGCCTTGTCCTCGACCGACATGCCGCGCACACGATCGAGGATTTCATCAAGGGCGGACATTCAGCAGTTAGCGGGCCATCGCCAGATGAACGTAGTCAACATCCATCGTCATGCTCGCGGCGACGCTCGTCTTGCTGACCGCAATCGTCGGCGTCAGATCGGCTCCGGGCGTCACTGCACCGGCCATCGTGGTTCCGACCGAGACGCCGTTGTAGAAGAAATTGGCCGAGCCGTTGGCGGCAACTTCAATGCGGAACGTCGCATAGGTGTCGGCCACCGGAGCAAAAGTGGTGTTCTGCTTCGTCGCATCCACGTCGTTCGCGACGCCGACGAGCCACCATGTATCATTCGTCATGCGGGTATCGAACATGAAGCCGACGGCATCGGTCGCATTCGTCGTGATCGTATCGGCGGAGGCGGCGGATTCGACCGGGGCCTCCAGCGTCACGACATCGGTAAAGCCGATGAAGGCGTAGCACGTCGTGATGGCGGACAGCTTGAGGCGCGCATCGAACGTCAGCCCGCCGTTGCTGGCCTGCCATTGAAGCGCCTGGGTGATCTGCTCCATGTCGGCGGCAAGGCCGGTGCCGGCATCGCCAGTGGTGAGGCGAAGCAC